GTTGAAATCCTGTTCCTTCGATTCGATGATAGAATCGTCAAAGTCAATACTGATTTCAACATCCTCGTCAAGGCCCTCACCCATGGCGGTGTTACCCAAACGCAGCAGGATCCGGCAAAGCTCCTTTAGCGCCTGCTCCAACACGATCTCATGCTTTTTGATGGTCCGGAACATGGTGCTATTCTCGCTGATAACCTGCGTCGCTGTAGCTACACTGGATCCATTAAAGCGGTAATAGGTTTCCCCAAACCCGCACTTGCTGGAAAGCATATTAAGCTGATCCTGCAGCCCGACATTTAGCTGGTCGGTTCTCAAGGGCGGAGAGATCGGTTCAATGATATTCCCCTGCTGCGCGTCCTCCGGCAGGAGGAAGAAGCGGCGGTCCCTATCATCAAAGGTTGGGCTGCCGTCCTCCCACTTCGTAGCGGGGACTTTTACCGCCAGGATCATCGGGCCGTTCTCGAACTCGTTTACATAACAGTCATAGGCGCTGTCCACCCCACGGAGAGCATCAACAGCGTTTGCAAAGACCGAAATCCCCACTGGCAGGCGATAATCAACATTGTTGGCGATATTCGGTCGGTCAATAACAAACTGTCGTCTGTCACTCCCAGTGTGGACTACCCGCGGGATCCGCTCAAATCCCCGTACAGCACCCAAATCCGTTTCAGTTAGGGTTCCGTTGCTGGCCAGGTAAATACGGTTCTCAATATCGTATTTGCCGTCGTTCTCGTTCTTCCGGTGGATCTGCAAATAGATGTAGCTGTTACCGCCCCGCGTTACCATGGAGGAAAAGGCGCATTCTCGGATGATACCATTCTCCCAGGAGAGCGGAAAAATATTGTCGATGGTAACATAGTCAATGATGATTCCATCCGCATTGCCCGGAACAGCCTCGCCGCTGTCATTGACCGCCTGGCCAGTGACGCGTGGAACATATGCCACAGTGCCAAGCGCGGACTTCATTTCCTGCATCTCGTTAGCCTTAACGGAGAAGTTGTTCTCCGAAAGAATCCGGTCAACGAACTGCTGTTCTTTTTCCCCTTCCAGCGTGATCTTGACCTTCTCGTTCATCAGGAGATTAGCCCAATCTTCGCAGACCTTTTTCCCCATGCCGAGCGTGGCTCGCCTGCAGCCTACCCACTTATTCCCGTTATAGCGCTTATAGCGGTGGAAGTTCTTCACATCCCCCACATACCAGGAGCGCCAAACCTCCACCTGGTCGTAAAAGTTGGCCGGGATAGTAGCATAGTTCAGTTGATTTAACTGCTGGATTATTCCTGCATTATAACTCATGCAATAACTCCCATTCTACGGCTCACAGGTTCCAGCGCATACCGTGTAGCATCAATCAGGTGATTGTTTGCATCCTGGTACCCGCTGATGATATCGCCGTCTTTGTTTCTTTCGTACTCATAGCCCACAAACTCGTTATAGGCGTTTGGGGTCCGCCTGCGGTCAATAACGATTGTCCGCCGCTGCAACCACTTCATGCCGTATTCCACAGAGCCGGGGCCTTTTATGGCCTCCTGCGCCGGTAGCCACATAGCGCGGAAATCTGCAACACTTTTAGGCTCGGCGCTATCACAGATAATCCTTGCATCGTTATACCCACGCTGCAGGATCCTTTGGGCGCTCTGCTCATTTGGCAGCTTGGTTTGGTATATCTCGTCCAAAAGGTAGATGGTCTCCCTTGCCCTATCATAATGGAGCCTGATAAATGCAAACGGATCCGGGAACCATCCCCAGTCCACCCCTTGGTAGATTCGGTCAAAGCCCTTGAATTCATCGTCGGTAATCTCCCGCAGCTCCAGCTTGTCAAAGACATTACCGCCGGTTCCCACAGGTATTCCAAGATACTCGTGCTGGTATGCCCTTTCATCTACCGCTTTAAGGTGCTCCGCCTCATCGATAAATTGCTGCCCCAACCACTCCGGAGGAGCATCCAAATAGGTTGATTTATGACACAGCCTGTCAGCGCGTTCCTCCTGGCTGTCTTTGTTGGCCCAGTTATCGCGGCTGATCGGCGGGTTATAGCTTTCAAAATTCCAGAACTTAGAGCCGCCGCGCATTGTGGACTGCAAAATAGTACGGATTTCCGCCCGACCGGCGAACTGGTCTTTTTCCTCGAAGTGCGTTACAGCGATATACCCAAACGGTACCTTTATGGACTTGATCTTCATGGGATCATCGGCCCCACGGAACATGATCTTCTGCCCGGTAGGCTTATAAATCAATTCCATCGGGGAAACCTTTGCTTCCCAGTACTCCGCCATTCCAAGCTCCCCTATAGCCCAGATGTACTGGGCATAAACGCTATCCCGGATGGTGTTAGCCACCTTGCGCAGCACCAAGGCGTGGGTACCGGGGTTATTAACCAACAATAGCGGAACCACAATGGATATAAAGGAGGATTTCAAGGACCCTCGCCCGCCGCTCTCATCGTAGTGGGTATGCCCATGGCGGAATACATCCCTGGCAACAGCGTAAAAAGCAGGCCCAATTTTCTCGGAAAGCCTAATTTCAGACATCTATAATCACCTTTACTGCCATATCTGCGCTCGGCTTTCCCTCAGCTGCGGCAAGCCGCTTTGCAAGGCTGTCTGCCGCCTTTATCCTATCCGCAAGAGAAGGGTCAAGACCAAACTGGTCTCTTATTTCCCCGCGCATAACAGCGGAGTAAAAACGCAACACTTCATTAGCATCCGCTACCAGCGCCGCGTCCTGTTCATCCAGCCTACTTTTGATATAGGCCGATATTTGAGGCTTCTTTAAGTTCTCCGCTCCAATAAATGGGGCCGTTTTTGGGCTGTATCCGGCCTTTCTTGCTGCATCCGATGCGTTACCTGTCTTTATGTACTCTTCGCAGAATACCTTTTGCTTTTGCGTCAGCTTCATATCAGCCACCGCCATCCTCGTATAGTTCAGCTAAAGCCTTTACCGCATCAGCCAGCTTGTAGGTCTCAAGGATGGTTGTGTTTTTATTTCTTCCCATTATGTTCTCTGTTTGGATAAGCAAGTACTTAGTCACCATCCTTTTGCTTTTGTCTGAGTACGCCTGTACTTGATTAAGCTTTATGTATATGCCTTTATGGCAAAGTGCTGTTTGCAGCTTTGCCGCAATACCGCGTAGATTTGCCATTGCTCCCCCTTTGTCATTACCCGCCCTTACCCTCCCGGTGTCTACTATGCCGGGCTACCAATTATTGTTACCAAACAGTAGTAATCCGCTTAGTGCCCTTCTTGCAGCCACACAGCAGTAAGGTCTGAGGCTGCTCGTGGTCGCTCTCGCTGCTGGGCAGGAGCATCTTTCTGGCTGCATAGCCGCCGTAGTGCTGCCATGCGGTACAGCTTACTACTACCAGTTGCTTTGTACGGATAACATTGTTGTTGCTGTCTACGACTATCTTCTTGGGCTTACTGATGGTGCCTTTGTGGGTGTGGCCGACTATCAATGCGTCAATACCCTCTATGGTGTAGCCGAAGCGCTCATTGCGGTTAACGGTAGCGCCAGTGTAGATACCGCCGCCGGAACCGTGGGTAATAGCCATTGTGTAGCTGGTAATGGGAGCGTCCCTCGTGATGCGTCTGCCGATCTCCAGCTTGAGGAACGCTATATCCTCGGCGTAGTAGTCCTCCAAGTCCAGCTTGCACATGATATCGCCCATGATGTCCTGGTCGGTGTCCTTGGCGGTTCTGGCTTCATGGTTACCCGCTACGGCGCAGAGGATTTTATCCTTGATGGGTGTCAGCATCTCCACCATCAGCTTTTTCTGCTCCCGTGGGCGGATATAGTCCTCAAAGGGGCTGCCTACCGCATGGCGGGTATTGTTGTTGATGAGATCGCCTCCGAGGATGAGATAAGCGTCCTCCTGCTCTACCCGGCGGCAGAAAGCTTGCCAGCCCTCTTTATCGTGCAAAATGCTCCCAAGGTGCACATCCGATACCGGATATACCTTGATGGTGTCACTCTGCGGGACTTTGCGGACTATTAATTCCAGAGGTATCGCCTCCTTTATGGCATAAAGAAAGAGAGCGCCTTTCGGTACTCTCTGATTATTCGGCTCCCCTTGTAAAACTGGGACAGTAGCAGCACCGCCGCCCCTACAAAACTCAGAGGAATGGTTTTTGATGGCCCGTCGCTAAAAGTTCGGCTTAACGCCTATGAAACCAAACGGGAATGTTTCCGCGCGGCAGGGTTCCGGAGTTGCACCGGCTGCGCGGTGGGGTCGTGAACCTCCGCTCGACTGCGCCCTGCATGTAAGGCAGACTATTGCGAACTTGCGATCTGCCAGCGCGTCACCTTTTTTACGAAGGTCATGTATCTTCGGCCGATGGGATAACGGGGCATCGGCACCCCAAGAAGGAGGTAAAACATGAAGGTGGAGCACCCGATAGGACTTGAACCTATAACCCGCTGCTTACAAGGCAGCCGCTCTACCATTGAGCTACGGGAGCAGATTGCCGGGATTAGGGGCCCGGCTCCCCACCAGGAGGAATGTCAAGGGAAGTCTGTGTTTTACCACACTATCAGTATACACTGTATATGCATCTTATTTCTGCAATGTTTCTGCAAACTTTACAGTTCGGTCAACCCATACCGGCAAAGGGCATATCTCCGGAGGGCTTCGTCCTTATCGTAGTAGATTTGCCGCTCGCTCTCGTTGAACTCCTGGCAAAGCCGCTGTATGTAGCCGTATTCCCGGCGGATATAGAACAACTCAAGGATGCGCCGCTGCTTTCCCGTCAGGCAGGCCAGTCCTTTCTCAACCTGGGAGGTCTGCCACTTGACTATCGCAAGGTTTGCCGAGAGCGCATCCCGGCGGGAGATTGCGTTAATCAAATGATCTTCCCGGCCGCAGCCACCGCCCTTTACTGGGGTAGCATCGCTGGTAGCGGACCGAATGCCGTCCATCTGCTCATTGTAGCGGCGGATTTCTTCCGGCAGGCTTTCCAACGACCGGAGCTTATAGCTATGGCATTTCAGCTCGTCAATGCAGATGCGCTTGTAGTCAATCATGTTTCTCCCTCCTCCGGCGGTTCATTTTCCGCCCGCCTTTTT